AAAAACTTTTAGTAAATGGTAACCCTGTAGACGGCAACAAATTTGTGCGTAATGACGAAGCAACTGTTACAACATTTCCATTTACAGTTAGAACAAACGAAGGTATTGAAATTGGTAATACTAGAACGCTTGCAATGGAAGTTGAAGGAACAAATGCAGTCATTAGTCAAAATCAAAGCACTGGATTTTTTGATTTAAGAACAAACAACGATGGTACAACTATCACTCCTGTGAGAATCAAAAATAACGGCAATGTTGGTATATTAACAGCTGACCCAGTTGAAGCATTAGACGTAACAGGCAACTTTAAAAATACAGGTGATATAACTACACAAGGTGATCTCACAGTTGCAGGCAGTAGCACATTTAACGATAATATAAGTGTAAACGGTACTGCAACAATTACAGGTGCTTTAACAACTGACAATATTTTTCCTGAAGAATCTGGAATCACCAACATAGGTGCTAGTGCAAACAAATTTAATAATGTTTTTGCAAACAAATTTACTGGTAGTTTTGTAGGAGATGTTACTGGTAACGTTACTGGTAGTTCTGGTAGTACAAATAAACTTACCAGTGCTACATCTTTTACAATGACAGGCGAAGTAAGTTCGACTAATACAGTAGCATTTGATGGACAAACAGGCGGGCTTACAAAGCAGTTTACAACACAAGTAAACCAAAGTTTTGTTGCAGACAAAACCGCTGTTACTACACCAGAAAGCGCAGACGAATTAGTTATTAATAGACCGGGTACAGGACTAAGAAAAATAACACAGGCTAATTTAGTGTCAACTATTCCTGTTATTCCTATAGGTACACTTGTTCCATATGCTGGATTAACTGCTCCTACAGGTTGGTTTATTTGTGACGGCGGTGAAAAAAGTTTATTGACATATGTAAATCTTGCTAATATATTAGGATATGACCCTGCAGATAACAATACATGGTATTGGGGGACAAGTAGTAACCCTGCATTATTCTTTAACATTCCTGATTTGAGAGGTAGGTTAGCAACAGGTATTAGCAGTGGATTAACTGGTCCAAATAGATTAATCAGTGATCCTGCAATAGGCCAAATGGGTGGAGTAGGCGGTGAAGAATCTGTTGTACTCGATATCAATAACTTGCCAGATCACACACACAATTTAGAAAGCGACTCCGGTGATACTTATTATGCGTTGAGTAAAGTAGACAACAGTGCCGAAACTGATGTAGACAGTTATACACAAGAAACTAGTTCAGTAGCAGCAAGTGGTATTACCAAAACAGGAGGCGTAGACAATGCTACATTAGCAGCAGGAGTAGACATAACGCCGCCTTATGTTGCACTTAATTATATAATTTATCATGGAGTACTTTCATAATGGCATATCAATTAAACAAAACAGATGGAACTTTACTTACTGAAATAATTGATGGCAAAATTGATGAAAACAGTACAAACTTAATTTTCATTGGAAGAAATTATAAAGGATTTGGCGAGTTTTTAAATGAAAACTTTATTAAATTATTAGAAACTTTTGCCAACACAGCTCCTCCTAGCAAGCCAATCAAAGGACAACTTTGGTTTGATACTAGCGAAAACCGTTTAAAAGTTTACGATGGTTCTACATTTAGAAGTACAGACAACAGCACATATACATCTCCACAACCTGCAAATTTAGTTGAAGGTGATATTTGGATCGATAGTGAAAACCAACAAATGTATTTTGCAACTACTGAAGGTACACAGTTAGTAGGCCCTAATTACAGTGCTAGTCAGCTAAAATCAGGACAATTTATAGAAACAATTAGAGATACAACAGGTACTAACCAAACTATTACCGAAGAATATATCAATGGTAGCCTTGTACTAATACATAGTAAAACAGCATTTACTCCTGCTGTTCCTATAAATGGGTTTACAAGTATCAAAATTGGCACAAATGTCAGTAGCTTGTTTGATTTCCAATTTTATGGTACAGCATCTAATAGTTTAAAACTAACAGATAGTGGCGGTGTAGAATATACCCAAAATGATTTCTTAACAACACAATCTGGACAAGGACAAGATACTACGAATGCCGAAATAAATTTTTATAATAACAACGGTATTGTTGTAGGGCAAAGTCCTCTAGTTAGAATTGCAACTGGCTCGGATATTTTAATCAAAGCTGAAACTGAAGATACTGATATAAAAATTCAAGTCAAGTATGATCTAGATTCAGACGGACAGGATGAAGTTCTAGATGCTATTCATATTGATACAGTTAACCAAAAAGTAGGAATTTTCAAAACTGATCCAGAATTTAATTTAGATGTAACCGGCGATGCACGTATCACAGGTAATCTGCGTGTAGAAGGTGAAACTACAAGTTTAGATGTGAGTAATTTACGTGTTGAAGATAAACTAATCGAACTTGCAATTACTAGCGATAGTACATTATTAGAAGAAGCAGATGTAGACGGGTCTGGTCTTGCAATTCGAGTTTCAGGCGATGACAAATATTGGACATGGGAATTGGATAACAATGCATGGACAAGTTCGTCAAATATAGATATACCTAGCAGTTATGCTTACAAAATCAATGGTACAGATGTTTTGTCAGCAACAAGTTTAGCTGCAAGTGTCGTTAATGCACCAGGTTTAACAAACATAGGTGTACTAAGTGATTTGACAATTGATAACTTGGACTTTGATGGAAACAGAATTACAAGTAGAATAAGCGGATTACAACTTGATAGTGTTCAAACAATCACTTTGGTTACACAGCAAAAAATTGCCAATGTGGCAGAACCTACTACATCAACTGATGTAGCAACTAAAGGTTATGTAGATACAAAATCTAATGCACAACCACTTTATTTCAGCCTTGTAGTTGACGGTATGGGCACAGGTGTGACATTGCAGTCAAATGTTGGAACTGTTTTGAATGAGCTTGCTCCTGCTTCAGGGTTAGAAGTGGGCACTATTGCAAAAGTTTACACAGTAGCAAGTAGTTCTAGCACAGATGCTATTGATGTAAACACAGCAATTAGTAAAACATTTACAAATGTTGATAGCAACGGTGTGCAAAACCAATCAGTGGTTGAAGACTTTAGTATTGCTGATGTAACAACAACTATTAATACGACATACACCAGAACTATAATGAGTTACAGCGTAAACAGCAGCAATGTTTGGACATATAGCTCAACAGTAACTTCGGCGGTATAAGCATAAATACACTGTAGAATGAGGAAAATCGTCAATGGCATACATAATTAATAAATTTAACGGTACACAACTTTTAACAGTTGAGGATGGTACAGTTGATAACACAACAGATTTAAAGTTTGTAGGTAAAAACTATAGTGGATATGGTGAAATACAAAACGAAAACTATTTGTTTTTGTTAGAAAACTTTGCTGGCACAAGTTCGCCCACTAAAGCTATAAGTGGTCAAATTTGGTTTGATGCATCATTAAACAAATTAAAATTTTACACAGGATCACAATGGAAAAATACTGGTGGTGCTGAAGTAAGCAGCAGTGCACCTACAGGTTTAACAGTAGGCGATTTTTGGTTTAACAATGCCACAAACCAATTGTATGCAAGAACATCACAAGACGATTTTGTACTAGTAGGTCCTCAAGCAGCAGGTGACGGTCAAACACAAATGCGTAGTGTTGACGTAGTTGACACCGGTAACACAAGCAAAGCGGTAATTGTTGCGTTAGTAAACGATAACGTTCAATTTGTTATTAGCGATGAAGAATTTACTCTTAAATCTACACAAGATTCAAATGTACCAGTTGGTGTTAACAGTTCAAACTTTCCAAAAATCAAAAAAGGTTTAACACTTATTAATACAGATTCAAACGGAATTACAACAAACGCAGGGCAAGCTAACGAACCAGTGCTTTGGGCAACAGCTAGTGATGCACTAAGATTAGGCGGTATTCCTGCTGCTGATTATATAACTGTAAATGACACAGATTTTACTAACCTAGTAACTTTTGACGATATTGGTTTTAGAGTTGGTGATAGCAATGATTTAGCAGTGAGAATTGTAAGTGGTAATGTAGGATATATTGAAAACACAGTTGGCGAAGAAGTTCGCATTGGTGCAAAATTAAACACTGACACCAGTGCAAGTGTTATTGCAAAAGTAATCAACAACAACGAAAGAAAAGGTATTCTACCAGGCGCAACAGAAACTTATAACTTAGGTGTTGAAACTGAAAAATGGAATGCAGTTTGGGCTAATAATTTCAAAGGTACAGCAGATAAAGCAGATACAGTGAAATTAGGCAGTAGTTATGTTAGTGCAACAACTTCTAGCACAGCAGATACGGTTGTTGCTAGAGATGCAGATCAAAAAATATATGCAGTTGAATTTGTAGGTGTTGCAAGTCGAGCTAGATATGCAGATTTAGCAGAAAAATATACAACTGGTGAAGAAGAATTAGCAGCCGGTACAGCAGTGGCAGTTGGATTTGATGATTGCTGTGAAGTAGTTCCTGCAAAAGCTAGTGATATGTGTATAGGTGTTGTTTCAACTGATCCTGCATATATGATGAACAGTGAAGCTGATGGACAATATATAGGTTTAAAAGGACGCTTACCAGTGCGTGTAAAAGGTGCAGTTAAAAAAGGACAACCAGTATATGCTTGGGAAGAAGGTGTGTGCAGCACTGTGCAAACCAGTGCATTAGTTGGTGTAGCACTTGAGTCAAACGATAGCGAAGAAGAAAAATTAGTTGAATGTGTTTTAAAAACATAAGTATATAAAAGGACTCAAGTATGGTTAACCAAGTAATTTCTGCATATAGATATAATGTTTTATTTGAAGCAATAGAAAATATTTTAGGCATTCCGTCGGGAGATTCTGGATATAATCAAACTGTTGAAAGCGAAAGACTTCCAAGGACACGCATAGTTTATGCAGAGGATATGAACAAGTTGTATAATGATTATGTAGCTGTTTATGCTCATCAAAATGGTACTTTACCTGCTACTATTGCTACTGTGACAAGTGAAAACGAAATTACCGAAAGTCTTTATACTGCATACGAAACACTTTATCCGTTGTTGTTTGCAAATAGATTTGATGTGGATGCTTCGCAGATATCTCAAGAATCAGCAGGCATTGATAGTATTAGAACCAGTAACTGGGGCGGCACAGGTACACCTCAAAGTATCACTCACGAATGGAAAGCAACATTTAGTACAAATAATAACTTGTTAGGATTTTTTAATGCTGGCGGAAATATAGAATTGTCATATGAAATGACCAGTGCAGGTGCAGATGACAAGTCTCAAGGCTGGGCTGATATGTTGGGAAATATTGGTAATGTAACTATAGATTATACTGGAACACAGGTTTCGGGTAGTGGTAGTCCTCAAAGTAACATTGGCATTTATGATTTGACAAATACATATGTAAAGATATTTGAAAAACTGGGCAGTGGTATATACACAAACAATGATTTAGAAATATATGCACGTAGAGATAATGAACAAATCTTTTTTAAAACAGTTTTAGCTGATGAAAGTGTTGGATCTGATCCGGGTGGTGCAGGTCCTATTGACGAAACTGTGACAGGAAGAATTACCAGTTTTGTAAAACAAAACAGACCAACCGGTAGTTATGTAGAATTGCCTACACCTTCGTATCAAAATTTACAAACCTTCCAATAGTTTTCCTGTATAATTTTTTACTTTTTTAGTCGTTAAATCGGTTAAACAACTGCAATATTCGTATTTGCATTTTACTGGTATGTTAGGAATATCAAAATCGCAATTGTGTATACTTCCTAAGACAAAATTAGGAAAACATTGACTTCCTATTGTAACGTTACCTTCTCTTGTAATATTAAGTGTATCTATTCCTATCCAACAAGCCCAATCTTTAAATTTATTTTTCTTTTCCAAAAGTAAGTTTTGCAAGTTTACAGGTTTGTTGTTTTCGTTGACCATAGAGACTCCGTAGTGGTCTAATTTAATACCTGGCAAAGTTTTCAAAGATTTCATAATTAGTATTTGTTTTTCTGTGTAAGGCATAGATTCTGCTTTATCTAAACTTACACGCAACGGTTTGTAATCTAGTCTAATGTGTTTATTTAAATTTTTTAAACAATAATTATATTGTTGCATTGCAAGATCAAAATTATCTATGTCTATGCATATTTGGAAATGTATATCAAAACTACCAGCACACGCATTAAATTTATCTACTAAATCTACAATATCAACTTGTGCTACATGTACACTTACTACTACACTATCTATGTTTTTTTGATTACGCAACCACCATTTTTTTGTTTTATTTCCGTTAGTTAATAATTGTAATTTATTGTTTTTATTTTTACTTTTTACATAATCAAAAAATGCAGGAATTTGTTTCCATATAGTAGGTTCGCCACCAAACAAATTAAATACCAAAAATTTATCTTTGTACGCAGAAGAAGTTTTGTCAACTAACTTTTTTGCATTTTCCAAACTTGGAAAATCAAACTTGCCGTCATGTGCCGCAGGCTCACAGTATGAGCAAGCATAGTTACATCTGCTACTCATATCCCAATCTATGTAAACAAATTCTCTAGGAGAAGCATAATCAAATTGATTCATACACTATTTAACCGGTTGACAAAATGCTGATAAATAAACTATACTATTATAAAAATATGGAGATACGTATGGCTGTAGGAACCTCAATAACAGCGGCAGACTTTAACAACATTAGAAGCATACTGGAAAATAACTTTGGACCAGGTGATTATGGATTTACTACAGGAACAGGTGCCAATGATATTCCTAATGCTGTTGTTGGTGGAAACGATCCTGCTACTAGTGACACAGTGTTATCAGCAGACGTAGAAAGACTTTTTAGTATTGGTCAGTTAATACATTATCACCAAACTGGTGCAGTCAAAACGTTAGCAAGTGCCACGACATACCCTGACTTACAAGTTGGTGAAGTTATCGAATGGGCCGATTGGGGAGATGCTGTTGATGTACAAGGTTTATATGATTTAGCAAATTCTTGTGCAAATTTTGACAGACATACTACCGAGTTTGGTGGCGATTTTAGCACAGCTACTCAAGCGCCTTCCACTCAAACAAGTGATTGGCAAAGGTTGGAAGTAACTTTTACCAATACTTGGGGTTCAGTAGATGAGATGTATGAATTTTTTAGAACCGGTGGCGAATTACGAATTGCAGGATCGGTAACCAATTTAGGAACAGTAGGTTCTGCCAGTTATGACAAAAACGATAATTGGCAAACTATGATAAGCAATATGGGTACTGTTAGGCTTTTTTTGCGTCCTAATGCAGCAGGCACAGGCGAAGAATGGGTAACAGAAAGTTTAAGTGCAAGCGGAACAGGAACCGTAGTAACACTTAATCCTGGTGTATATTACACTGCATATACCAAATTTGGAGCAGGATCTATATACAATGATAATGCTATACGCATAAGAGTTAGAATTAGTTTAGCCGGTTCTGTTAATATGTTTGTGCAACTTGCCGACGACGACACTGGTACAGGCGATCCTGCTGATGGTCCTCAAAGCACTCCAATCGACGAGCCTGTGACAGCTGACGTTGATATCACTCAAACAGTGGCGTATGCTGATAGTACTATTACTCTTAACGACGGCACCACTGATACGGATTTTACATTAATAGCACCGCAACCTACTAACAGTGTTACAGGTTGGACTGTTACATAAATTATTTGACTTTTTTATTAACTGCGTGTATAATAGATATATACTACATGTAGGAGTCAAATATGGACGAGCGTCTAGAAAAAGCATTGGATATTAGTAACTATATGGTTACACTTAACAATCAAACACGTATTTTAAAAGAAAAGTATTATGAAAATCTTGTGTACTATTTTAACGGTGCAACTTTTACAGTTTCGCGAGAGTTGATTAACTTTATCAAAGGCTTAATTGATACTGATCAACAATCTGTAATTATCAGCGACGACAACGATATTCCTGTTGAGATTGAAAATTTAGAAGAATTTTATCAAAACATCTTGAATACGTATTTTACAGCATCAAATGAATATTTTGTAGAATACAATAAAATAAAAAAGAATAGATCAGTTGAAGGTATACTAGATTTATGAGCAAAGGCGTATTACTGTTTGCCAAAAAAAACAAAGCATTAGATTATATCAAACAAGCTATATATTGTGCGGAACGTGTCAAAAAGTATTTAGATGTTCCAGTTGCAATTGCTACTGATATGATAGATGACGAACGTATTGATTTTTTTGATCATGTAATAGAATTACAAACAAGTGTATCTGAAAACAGTAGGAAATTTAGAGACGGCAATTTTGCAACAAAATTATCTAACTTTAACAATGCAGATAGATATTTTGCATATGATCTTTCTCCTTTTGATGAAACTATTGTTATGGATACAGATTTTATTCTTGCTAATGATAGTTTAAAAAACTGTTTTGGATCTAATCAAGATCTGATGATGTATAGTAGTGCTGTTGATTTGTGTGCTTGGAGAAATTTAACAGAATTTGATAGAGTAACTGATACAAGTATTAAATTTTATTGGGCCACGGTTGTTTACTTTAAAAAATGTAAGCAAACACAATGTTTCTTTGACTTGGTAAAACATGTTAGAGAAAATTATACCCATTACAAAAGTTTGTATCAAATAATTTCTCCTTTGTATAGAAACGATTTTGCTTTTAGTATTGCTGCACATACATTAAATGGATTTACAGATGATCTAAAAATTTCATCGCTACCTGGTAAAAAATATTTTATCACTGATAGAGATATATTAGACAACATAGACAACGATAAAATGACCATACTTGTAGAAAAACAAAATCATGTAGGTGAGTACACAGCATTAAAAACAAATAAGCAAAATGTTCATGTAATGAATAAAATAAGTTTAGAAAGAGTCATTGATGGATAAAAATTTTACTCTATTAGCTCAAAATGGCAATGACGATTATGTAAAGCAGGCTTGTTTGTGTGCAATGAGTATACATGCTACAAATCCAGGCAGTAATGTATCTTTGATTACAAATGACAATGTACAAGAAAAATATCGTCAGTTATTTGATCATATTGTGGAAATACCATGGGGTGATCATGCCGAAGAAGAAGACTGGAAAATAAGCAATCGTTGGAAAATATATCATGCAACACCTTATAGCAGCACTATGGTGTTAGACACAGATATGCTAGTATTACAAAACATTGACAAGTGGTTTGAATTTTTGGATAACTATGATTTGTTTTATACCAGCAATGTATTAACATATCGTGGAGAAACTATATCCAGCGATTATTACAGAAAAGCATTTACACAGTTTAACTTACCTAACTTGTACAGCGGATTACATTACTTTAAAGAACGTCCACTTGCAAAAGAATTTTATGCATGGATGGAAATGATAACAAACAATTGGCAATTATTTTACAAGCATCATGCTGGCGGTAAAACATTTCAAAAAAAATGCAGCATGGATTTGACAGCAGCTATAACTGCTAAAATAATGCATTGTGAAGATACTATTACAAGCAAAAGTGCATTTCCTACTTTTGTACATATGAAATCAAAATTGCAAAATTGGGAAAAATACGATCATATGGATTGGCAAAAACGTGTAAGCGTGTATCAAGATGATAATTTAGATCTGTATGTTGGAAACTACAAGCAAAGTGGTATATTTCATTACACAGAAAAAGGTTTTGCAAATGAAAACATAATCACCACTTATGAAAAACATTTAGGAATATAACATGCCTATAGTTGTAAAAAGCAATACAAAAAAATACATACATTTTAACGACAACGGTAATATTTTATCTATTACAAACCAGCCGAGTGATGAACAGCACATTGTTGTAGATTCTAATGATATAGTTGATTTGATCAAAGGTATTGTACCTACACACGAATATAGAGTTGAATTTGATCTAGCAAAAAAAGACTATGTGTTAAACAAATACGACTACTGGGAAGAAGCTAGAACAACTGATAGTTTTTTGCATAAAATTTCAAATACCAAAGATGCTGATGCTACAATTGTACAAGACAATAAATCCAAACAATGGAAACTAATATTAAGCGAAGACATACTTGAAAACGTAAAAAAAGTAAATGTTAATTTGGAAAATCTATTAAAAGGATACAGTGTTACTGATAAAAATAATCCTTACAAGTTGCATTATATTTTAAATTTTGATAAAGACAATCTAATAATTCCGTATCCTGATAATTTTCAATTTGACAAATTGCCTGTAAGTGTTTATACTATTAAGAAGTTAGAGTCGTATTCACACGAGGTTATAAATGACTGATATATTTAGAGTAGTTGATCATGACATAATTTATCTTAGTTATGATGAACCAAATGCTGAACAAAACTATGCAGATTTACTTACTAAAGTTCCTTGGGCTAAACGTGTACATGGAGTAAAAGGCAGTGATGCTGCACACAAAGCTGCTGCAAATGCCAGTGATACAGATCGTTTTATTACTATTGATGGTGATAACAGAATTAGAGAAACATTTCTAAGTCAAGAAGCAGATTTAAGCGAATATGACTTAACAGACAAAGTAATCAGTTGGACTGCACTTAATCAGATAAACGGATTAGCATATGGCAATGGCGGTATTAAATGCTGGCCTAAAGATAAAGTTTTGCGTATGAAAACACACGAAAACGCAGATCCAGATAATCCACATGCACAAGTAGACTTTTGTTGGGACTTGCAATACATTCAAATGAATGGAACATTTAGTGACATTTATAACAATGCTACTCCTCAACAAGCATGGCGAGCTGGGTTCCGTGAAGGTGTAAAAATGGCATTAGATCAAGGCATTAAACCTGATATTGAAGACTTTAAACGTAATCACTGGAAAAACTTACATAGACTTTGGATTTGGCTAATGGTAGGTGCAGACGCAGAAAACGGACGTTGGGCAGTTTATGGTGCAAGAGAAGGACTGTACAAAACAATGTGTACCGATTGGGACTTTGTTAATGTGCGTGACTTTGAATGGTTAAATGAATATTGGAATACTTTGTCTGTCACAGAAGAAACACTAGAAGAAGAAACAGAAAAACTTGGTGACGAACTAATAAATGAATTGCAAGCACCTATTGATTTGCAACCTTTAAATGCAAATCAAAGTACATTTTTTAAAACAGTTTATCAAAATCCTGTACGCAATCCTAAGTTTATTGACAAGGAACTTAAATGAGCGAAAGAGATGAAGCAGTCCGTATAACAAAATATACAGACAAAGAAATATCTCCTACTTTTTGTTTTGCAAAATGGTATCATGCAAACATCTATTTTCAAACAGGCGAAACACACAGTTGTTATCATCCTGCTCCTCATAAAATTGATACTCAAGCTATAAAAAACAATCCAAGTGCAATACACAATACAAGACAAAAGATAGAAGAACGCAATGCTATGTTGCGTGGTGAACAGCCTAAAGGATGTCAGTATTGTTGGAACATTGAAAATATGGGAGAGGATTACATTAGTGATCGTAAAACCCGTAGTAGCAGTATTTACAATGAAGATAGATTAAATGCAGTAAAAGCAGGCGGCGCAGAGTTTAATGTTAATCCAGAATATTTAGAAGTTTCTTTTGGTAATGAATGCAATTTCCGTTGCGGTTACTGTCATCCAAAAGCCAGCAGTAGATATTACAATGAAATTAAACAGCACGGTCCTTATACTACTGTACGTAATCACCGTTGTGATATTGATTGGTTCCAAATTTATGAAGAAGATAACAATCCGTATTTAGATGCTTTTTGGCGTTGGTGGCCTGAACTCAGTAAAGATCTTACAATTTTACGTGTTACAGGTGGTGAACCTACTATACAAAAAAGCACATACAAGTTGTTTGATTTGCTTGAAAACGATCCTAAACCAAACTTAGAACTAAATGTTAACAGCAACTTAGGTGGTAAACCTAAACAGCTAGAAAAATTCACTGACAGTGTAAACAGTTTGTTAAGTCAAAATAAAATACGCAGATTTAAATTGTTTACCAGTATTGATACATGGGGCGAAAGAGCCGAGTATATACGTAACGGGTTAGATATTGAGACGTTCGAACGTAATTTGGATTACTTTATGCGTAATACTGATGCGCCTGTAACTATTATGATTACATTTAACATATTCAGTGTTACTACATTTCAAACACTACTTGAAAAAATACTAGAATGGCGTAAAAAATACAATGACATTGAAACCTATAGATGGAACAGGTTGAGCTTTGATACACCTTATTTAAAAGAGCCGTTACAGTACGATATAAATATTTTACCACAAGAGTATATGAATTATATGCATAGTCATTTGCAGTTTATCAAAGACAATTTAGATGACGAACGCAAAGATGCATTTACTACAATGGAATATGAACGTTTTAGAAGAGTTGTTGATTACATGGACACAACAACTTACGATCCAGCAAAAGTTATGCAAGGCCGTATCGACTTTTGGCGCTTCTTTAACGAACAAGATAAAAGAAGGAATACAAACTTCAAAGAAGCATTTCCTGAAATGGGTGACTTTTTTGATTTGTGCAAAGAAACAAATGGATAAACATTTATTTGATAACTTGCTCTATTTGCCGTTGGATATGGAAAATCCCCCATTGGATGAAATTGATTATTTGAATAATGTTAAGTTCGACCATATATATCAGGACGACTATAGAAATTGTTATCATGTGCCACTTATGTATGATCCTGCAGGAGACAATAAATTTTTATGGATGCCTTGGGGTTTGCAAATGCCTAAATTAAAGCAATGGTGTGAAGATGTTCTTTTTCCTATTACTGGGCGCAGTCGTATAATGATTATTACAACACCTAATGGCACAAAAAATCCTCCTCATATTGATTGTAGTAAGGAAATGTTTGATACGCCTCAACACAAATTTAGATATGTGTTACAAGGTAATGTAGATGATTTAGATTTTCTAGGCAAAGACACTAGTGTACGTCCTACTTCTGTAGATAAGCCGTTTATGATGAGTGGTAAATGGCCTCATGAAATGCACAACACATCGGGCAATACCAAATTTACACTTGCGTTAGGTGCACCTTGGGATGGCAAGTATGATGATAAAAATTATTTCAATCTATTGGACAAAAGTTATCAAAAATACAAAGATTATTATTTAGGTGTAAATTTTGACCTACCAGATAATTGGGAATATTTGTTCGAAGAAAAATATACCTTTAGAGAAAAAGCTGCTGAAATGATGTCAAAACAGAGGTAGTATTTTTTCTGCTTCTGGCCAGCGTTCGTCTTCCATTTCTTTGTAGTAATTATCTACCTTAAACTTCCAAAAACTTTGTATAGTTCCTCTGTATTCTAATTCAATAGGATCCTCTAAAAATCCTTGTTTACGCCATTCTGGAGCCCAGCGTGTATGCACTGCTCGTTGTTTTGCAATTGGACTAGCATGAGTGCTTATATACAAAGGATTGTCTCTACCGCAATGTTCGATACAAGCAGGAATTAAAAATTGCGCACTTGGATGGTCGTGTGGTCTTGGTGCACCTCTCAAGTTACGCAAAGTGTTATGATTGCGTTCTCCTTGTACAAGGTGTCCTAACATGCAAATTCTTGCACCAATACGATAAGCATTTTTACCTAGTATTTCTAAGCCTGTTAATTTATGACTTACAACACAACCAACAATGTTATCGTAATTGTATAGTAAAAATAGTGTTGAATCTTTTTCTTTTTCAAGAGACACTAAAAGCATATCAGCGTTACTATTGTTATAGTAACGCTTTTTTTCTGCTTCAATAAAAAAGTTTGTTAAATCTTGTGTACCGTCATACGTTTCAAGATGCCACATAATCTTCCTTTTTGGGTAATTTAAATTCTTTGTTTTGCATTGCATTAACAACAAAAGTAATACGATCAATATAACTGTCTATATACGGTTGTTGCAAGTAAGGCATCCAAGGATCGTCTTGCAAATGTGTGTAATCGTATTGATAACGTAAACACAAGCGATTGTCTGTACTGCCTAAACGTCTATGTTGTGTAATACTGTTATCAAACAAACATAAGTCGCCATCTTCTTTATACCAATGATCGTAAATATATTCTTCTACTTCTAGCTCAGACTTTATTTTCTCAAGCACTTTACGAGCTTCGTTATCACTCATGTCTTTGATACCTGTAACAGTATTAAAGCTGTAATGCAATCCTTTGTGGCCACCCGGACTACGTATTACCATTGGTATTTCTGCATTAGGATCCGGTGCCATGTTTTTATACATGAGATTATCTTGATCGCTGTTTAATCCAGGGTTAATCTTTCCTGGTGTAAAGTTGTGCAACAAAATCATTTCGTCTAATTCGCTACGGAAACTATCACTTACACTTTCATAATAGTCGACAGTAGTTAAAAAGCCTGTTGCACTTTGAGTAGTACCTTCCATGCCTAGCAGTGCTACACCTGGCGCAAATGCAATGTTTCCACTTTCGTTGCTGTGCCACAGTAGTTCGCCTTCTGCAAACATGCCTAAAGGATTACCGTATTCATCTTTTTTACCGCTAACACGAATAATGTTACCCATGTCTTGACCAACACCTTCACGTACACGGAAAAAGCCCCAGATGCTGTTACGATCATCTTCACTAACGCCAGGGTGTGTCATAATACTGTCTAGTTTGCCATTCCACCATGGATATTTTTCAAACAGCAATCCCCAAAAAGTCATGCGGTCTTTACCCCATTTGCGCATCCATTTGTAATATGTATTTTTGTCTAGTTTGGCACCACGAATAATAGTAACCATTTCTTTAAGGTGTATTTTACCGATTTCTGTCCATTGATCGTCGGTCATGTTATCAAAATCAACATCGTCAATAAACACACCAAAACTTCCACATCCTGGTATTTTAGTAACCTTCATTTAAACGCTCCTTGGTTCTGTATAACCACGTAAAATAATATTCTAATTGTTTTTCGTTACGTGGTCCGTCTATTTGTTCTAAAGATGATATAAAGTTATCTGGCTCAAAAAAACTTTCAAGAGGTACAGACACATCTGTATCAGGATCAAAACTTATAGGTACTTGTTTATCCCATTTATCTCTATCACTGTAATATTTGGCGTTAAAAGCAATTTTTTGTTCTTGAGTGTTTTCAATATCACTAACACCGTAATATGATACAACATTTTCTAATACAATATATCTAGTTTGAGGTTTGTAACTTATACCAACTGTTGTTACATCATCTCCAAAATGTTTTTTAATTATACGTGCTTGTTTGCTGTGGAAACTTCCAATCCATACTTTTTTATCACCTGCTTGTTCTACCACGTTTTCTATTTCGTCAAGTCTATCTGTATAGTCTTGATCTCTAAATGCCATAGGTTCTCCTTTTGACAATTCGGTTACATATTCTTCATGTTTGTCAAATATTAGATGTCCGTGGTTTGTTATATCGGGAATACAGGTAGGAAGCCAGTTGTCTGACCAATTCACCAGTGATGTTATAAAAACGTCTGCTAAAGTTCCATAAGGAACAACACCAAAATATAATTTACTCATGCTTGCATTATAGCATAAAAATTATCCTAAGTCAACCCAAGAACTGCCGTTGTATCCTTGAAATTTGTTTGTACTGCTGTTAAATATAATCATACCTGCTGTTGCTGTAAGTGCATTACGCTCTGTGCTGTTAATTGGATGTGCTTTGAATCCATAACCACCTACAATACCTTCGTGGTTTACACTTAGCTTTTTTGCTCCTAATACATCTGGTTGGTTTGTACCATCTGCAACACTTATACCAAATATTGTTCTAATACTGTTGCTTGTATTTGTTACAGTCCATTCTGGGTCAACTGCGTATCCCCAATGTCCTGCTGTTTTATAATCAGTACCATTGTATGCTAATACGGCTTTAAAGTCTAATAAATCACCAGGAGAAACGCTTGCTTTGTTTTCACCTGATACTCTTGTAAAATGATGTTTTTGCCCTGCTTGATTGCTTGGATGAGGAATAACAACATAATCGTTCTTTTCACGATAATTATTGTTTATTGTAAGTGTATCGTTGTGAGCACCTAAAGATAATGTGCCGTTGTTATTGGTAGCAATTGCTACCGATCCATCTGAACCGACATTTAACCCTATGTAAGTACCGGTTAAATCATATACATCACCATTTAAATCACCAGTAACATCACCAGTTAAAGTACCAGTTACATTACCAGTTACATTACCGCTTAAATCTCCATACACATTGCCGGTAACATTACCGGTTAAATCTCCTAACACATCGCCAGTTACATCACCAGTAAGATCACCAGTTACACTACCAGTGAGATCACCAGTTACATCACCATAAACATTACCAAAGTGTTGTCCGCTTACATCTCCTAGTAGCGGTCCGTTAAAAGTTCCAGCAGTAACTTCTGTAGCAGTCATGTTTACAACTGTAAGGTCGTTGCTGAGGGTGATGTTATTTGTAGTAACAGTTTCAACGTTGATTGTTTTATTAGTAGCATCTAACAATACGGTTTCGTCGTCAGCTAAAACATCGCCTTGTACATTACCAGTTACATCGCCAAATAAATCACCTACTATGTCGCCAGTTACATCGCCAATAAACACAGCATCGGTACCGTCAGCGCCTGCATTTAGTACAACACTTCCGTTTGTTGCAGAAACGTTACCTACCAGTAATCCTTCATGTCTACCTAGTAACACATTGTTGGTTGTGTCAACTAACGTGCTGCTATCGCTGCCCACAACTGGTCCTTTGATTGCACTGTTCCAACTATCAACCAATATAGAACTATCATTACCTGTAATAGTCAGTCTAATTGTATCGCCTGGTAAAATGTTACTCATATTCTATCTCCTACAGTTTATTTATCAGTAAATAGTTGACAAAACAAATTTGCTATGTTACTTTAATACTATGTACGATATCTATTTTATTGGATCAAAAAATCATCCACAATTTATAAAACTTAAAGACAGATTTATAACTGCTAAGGCAGTAGACTCTGTGGTTACTGCAAAAACACAATCTAATACAAAAATGCTTTGGATTGTGTACCCTGAGCTAGATTTATTAGAAGAATGGGACTTTACTTACAAGTCTAAACCAGATGACTTAAAATATACTCATGTATTTCTAAATGGAAAAAATTATGACGGTGTATGTCTAATGCCAAAAGACAGTCATCATGGCCCAGGCGAGTTGGCCGCACGGTTTTATATTAATAAAAAGTTTACAGATATTTCTGCTAGTACACCAATAAGTGAAATTAGTGATATTGTTTTTATCAGCTATCAGGAGCCAAATGCAGACGAAAATTATCAGCGTTTGTTAAAACGTTTTCCTAGAGCTAAACGTGTACACGGTGTAAAAGGCATACATCAAGCACACATTGAAGCTGCTAAATTATGTGACACTGATAGGGTTTGGATCGTTGACGGCGATGCTCAGATAGTAGATAATTTTAATTTTGATTATATACCTGAATGGTGGAACAGTAAAGCAGTACACGTTTGGCGTAGTATTAATCCTGTAAATGGACTAGAGTATGGTTATGGAGGCATTAAATTGTTTCCTAGAGAAGAAACTATAAACATGGATACAACTAGACCGGATATGACTACAAGTATAAGTAACAAATTTGTTCCAATGATGCAAGTTAGCAATTATACTTGTTTTGATACAGATCCATTTAATACATGGAAAAGTGCATTTAGAGAATGTGTAAAATTAAGCAGTAGAGTTATTGATAGACAAAAAGACAATGAAACTCAAAATAGATTAGTAGCATGGTGTACAAAAAGTACAGGTGAGTTTAAAGATTATGCAGAAAAAGGTGCAAAGTCTGGAGCCGTATATGGTGCAAGAAACAAAAACAACAAAGACGAGTTGGCTAAGATTAATGACTTTGATTGGTTAAAAGAGAGATTTAACGATGAATGTAAATAATGAAATTGCAGTAGATAATATCAGTTGGTTACACGGTTTACAAGAATACTTTGATTTTGTCAACGATAAAGAATCTAAAATGCTGGTTGATTTTTTTCTATCGATGATGTATGCAAAAGATGACATGATAAATTTGTCATTGGATTTCAACATTGCAGAATTTCTACATTATTTGAGGAAACAAACATCTAACGAAATTTTTGATATTTTTGACAAGTATTATAGAAACAATTACAATCCAATTTTCTTACAAGATGCATTTAGTAGAGGTCAAGTCAACAGTAAAATTTGGGCAATGGAAGAATTATCCAAAGTTAAAAAAGACTTTGATACTGTATATGCACTTGGAGGCTGGTACGGACAAGTTAGATTGTTTTTAGAACAAGTTGTTACCTATAAAAAATTACGTGTATTTGATGTAGATCCTGAAGCATGTTTCATCAGTGATAAGATTTTTAATTTTTCACGTATACAAGACTACAAAGTTAAATCTGTAGAGATGAAATTGCCAATGGCAAGTAGCAGCGATGAAGAAAAAACCATGAGTTGGGTAAGTAGAACAGGTTGTACTTACAATGTAAAAAATTATACTAACGAAAAAGAAATTTTTGAAAAAACACAACCTGACTTAGTACTTAACACAAGTGCCGAACATATGCCTAGTACATGGTATCAAAAGTTTATGCACAGACCTATGGATAGTGATCCATTGTTTGTAATTCAAAGCAACAACTTGTTTGATGTTGAAGAACATGTAAACTGTGTTCATAGCATTGATCATATGTGTAAAAAGTTTCCTATGGAAAGACTTGAATATGCAGGTGAACAAGAACTATATGGATACAAAAGATTTATGGTAATAGGACGCCCGTGATGGATTTAGATATATTAAGTTTGAGACAACTGCAAAAAGAAAGTG